TGCAAGAACTGCTTCGGACACGGCGCGGAATAGGTGCATTGGCTGTGCGCGCGAATTGGGTTGGCAGCCGTGATCATAATCACCGCATTGCCTGCATCTGTTCCGGGCGGGGCATCGCAGGGCGGCACGGCTGGTAAGGGACCAAACGTTCCTGGCGTGCAGTGGTCATCCGGCAAGGCATCGGCCGCCGAGATTGTCACGGTGCCCGAAGTGATATCTGCGGCGGTGGTGTTCACAAGCGCGATGCCGTAACCCATGCCATTACTTAGGTCCGCATAGTTAGGCGAAGCCGCTGGATAAGCGAGAAACTTTCCGGCTGCTGATCTCATATTAAGCATTGCATGCCTCCTTATCGGATGCGAAGTAGCCGCGCAGCGTTCGGGCAAATGATGCCGCCCCCGACACGGGCCTCAAATTTGTAGAGAATACAGAACCCCGCGCTATAAGGGTCCTGTTGCATGGTGACTGCCTTCCTGTTCACCACCATATAAACCTCGCTCCAATTTCCAAACGCGACCGGAGTTGCGCCCGGTGCTACGTCCGGCATTTGCGTCACGATGTTTATAGGCGAACCATTCAACAGGAAGCCCGGAGTCCCGGGCAACTCTTGGGGGAAGCTGGCGAGGATCGGACGGCCTGCCGCGTCACTCATCGTCAAGAGCAGCGCGAAGGTGTTTTGGTTCATCAAGTAGCGACCACCACCACCTCCGCCCGAGTGATACTGCATCGGCACTTGCCATTTCAACATCACCAAATCTTGCCACGTGAAGCGGTCGACCGGCGTGGCCGGGGCGGTGTCGCAGACTTGAATCCCGGCATTCGGATTCAAGATGCCGACCGGCTTGCCGACGCCATCGCCACTAATCAGGGCCGTTGATATGGTCCGGCGAAAAGCCCGGTTCACCTTGTCCAGCATCCAACTTTCAATATTGATGGATGCATCTTCAAGGATGTCGCGGGTTGCGCATACGATGTAGCGCAACGTCTCCGGCTTCAATTCCAATTCCCCGAGTCCGTCCGTGAGGTTCGGTTGCGGGTTATTGGCAAAGCATGCGGTCTCGCAAGCCCATGCGGCGTAATCGATCCTCACATTATCGATGAGGAAGCGGACGGACGGACCGCTGATCGTCATGTTGCCCATGATCCCGGCAACGTCCGTTTGATCGACAAGACATGACAGCACGCGATCAGACATTTGCGGGGCAAGGATGAAACCGTTACTGCCAAATGAGAACGCGGTCAGCGCCTTGCGATACTCATTGCTGAGGTTAGCCACGTCCGTCGTGTTCATCAACTCGGCCATCGCCTTGACGGCGATCGAGGCCTCCGCAATCTGTTCTTCGCTGGCCGTGAACGGGTGATCGGCATCCTTTTTGACGATCTTCAATTCATGCTTCAGCCTCAGCAGTCCAAGCGCAGCCTTGCGGTTCGCTTCATCGGAAATATGCGGCTCCTGCCCGGGACGAAACGCTCGCTTGCGCACGTCATTCAAGCTTTCTTCGAGGTTCTGACACTTCACCACGAGGCCGGTGATTTCCTCGGTCATCTTGACCACTTTTGCCTCAGTGTCGGCGGACATTTGGCCGTGCTTGCTGATATCAGCCTTCATTTCGTCCAAGATTTTTACCCGGCCATCTTCCGCCTTGGCGATATCCTCGCGCGTTGTCTTGATCTCTTGGACCAACTCCGCAATGCCGCTAAGGTCAGACATGGTTCAGCCCTTTCATTTCACCTAACAACGCGCGCAACTCCTGCTGTACGCGCAACTCATCCATCGGCGTGTCAAGGAAAGGCGGAATATAGTCCTCGTCCTTTCCATCCTGCGCAGCCGGGGGCCCTTTCGAGTCAATCTTGTCTTTCCATGCTGCGATGATTTTTGCACGAATGCGCTTTTGCTGTTCCGCACTATATTGCTGATAGTTGCGCGGCATATTGAAGTACGACCAAGCGCTGCGTATGCGGCTCTCAACGTCTAACGGATAGCGATGCACGCCGTCATCCTGATAGCCCGGGTCGGCGTAGTTCACGTCTCCCCAAGGCTTCTTCGGGTCACGCTTCAAATCGATCAGCGCATCGAGCCCTTCATTTACAAGAATGTCGATTTCGGTTTCTGACAGGCCGCATTGCGACAGAAGGTCGTTCACTTCCGACTTGACATTTGTCACCCGGGCGCGCTGGTTGGCTGGGCGGGCCACGATGGAACACTCTTTCAACGTGGCCTTTTTGATGAACCGTTTTCCCGTGTAGTTGTCAAAACGGACTCCATCCCGGTCGGCGGCGAAACCGACAGAGAGGCCTGACAGGAAGCCGCGCTTTAATAGCGCGTATGTTTCCCGGGCCCTTTCAACGGCAAGGCATAGTTCGCCCTCGACATGCAGTTGACGGCCTTGCTGCGTGAAGCTTTTCCATCCGCCGATGACCTGCGTGCGGTCATGGTCGCGCAGCATGAGGACATCCGGGTCTCCGTTGCCCTTGCGCGCGATGGGATCAAATGCCCCGGGCTCAACAACATCATTATGCAGATCGGCATCAGCCGTTGACGCGATACCCGCGAACGTTGCCGTGTCGTCGCTTTCAAACTTTGTTGTAAAGGTGCAGTCGAGTTCTGAGAAGCGCATGCGAAATCTGCCGCGCCATCCCCTTCACGGTGCGTTCTAACACGCGCCAAACTCACATTTGCGAGAGTCAGCCGTGGCTTATGCTTATGTCCTAAACAAAGGCGAGCAGCGGCAATTCGCGATTTCCTCGACTCCAGCCCCGAGGGACGTGTCCCCGGGGAACATCAAGAGGCTGTCGCCAACCTCGAACGGTTCGTCAAATGGCACCGTGACTCCGTGAACTGCAGCGTGACTCTCACGAACCATGTTGTCCCGCATCGTCCACCATGTCTTCGACTTGACGGGCACCCGCTTAAACTTGGCGGTCTCATAGACTGCCGCGACGGCGGCATTGTGGGTCTCCGTGCGGGCTATTCTAGCAGAACGGCCCTTCGTCAGGTTGGGAATCTGCTTTGTCAGGGCCTTTGATATTTGCGCGGGCGTCTTGCCATCCCGCACACCCGCCACGATGACGTTGTGCACCCGATCAGCACTGCGGCGCGAAATACCCTGTATCTGCCTCCCGGCTTCCCGTTCCAAATAGCTGAGTTGTTCCCGCATGAACGCCGATTTGCCGGTTCTTGCTGCCTTCTCAATCTGGTCGACCGTGGCGTCAAAGGCGTCTTCGTAGATCGTCCGGTAATGCCGGGCGAGGATCGGTTCACCGCGTTCGTTGATGTAGGTGACTGCCGCATGACTGCCGCGCGACATTTGCAGGTGAATCCCGGCTGTCAGCAACGGCACAAGCCGCGCGTGTAGCTTCTGCTCCATCCTGTCGAGGTAGCGTTGAAAGGTGGTGTCAGTGGCGACGTTCAACAGCATTTAGCCGGTTGCCTTGCGCGGTTCTGCCTCAGCGCCCCACGCATCCCAACCCCGCCGAGGGGGACCTTTCTGATTGAGTTGGATTTTCGGCAAGGTTGGAAAATAGGCCTCGATCATTTCAATGAAGACTTCCGGCTTTTCGCCTTGGCCCTTGCGCGGAGCTTCCATGAGGGAGTCCCATTGTTCACCGGGGGCCGGGCAAGGGATCTCCCCGCGAACACCCAACAACAAAATCTCGTGCTTGTTGCGCGACCAATAGCCGGGGCCGATCCTGTCTTTCGCCCAGACGAAATGCGACTTGTACTCAAAGCCCCATGTTTCCATCACGTCCAAGGCATCGCGGAGCTTCGGCTGAGGTGTCCAGAACCAAAGCGAACAATCATCGGCCGCGATCGAGGCGATGTCCCGGGCCTTGATGATTTCAAGCAGTGAGTTGGCGGCTTCAGCACCCCGCGACCACGTTTCAAAGCGCATTTCATCCGGGTCCGCCAGGATCACGCCATAGCGCCGGTTCGGCAACGCCCATTGCCGTTTCCCTAATTCCGCTTCGCGTTGGGCCCGGCGTTCCTGTTTCTCATGGGCGAACAAATCAAAGGCCACAGGTTCATCACGAACCAGGGCCCGGGCCCGCCAGTTGATCACCATACGGTCAAAACGGTCGGCCGGAAGCGCAGCAAGTCTTTGACACTTCGCTGAGAAATTGCGCGAAGCGCCAATGTCATCCAGGGTCTTACGCGGAAACTGTCCTCCGTGGAGTACAGTTATTTTTCCCGGACGGCCCTCGCAAATCTGCCCCGAGGCCTTCATTTCGTTGATCAGTTCCCCGCAGCGCCGTTCAGCCTTCAAGCGGATTTCGGCCGCCGTCACCTCTAGTTCCCGGTTCCGCGCCCGCCGTGCGTACTCTTTCAGGGCTTCGGCCCCATTGGCGATATTGCGAACTTCATCAATATTGCGGGCTTCTGCCAGGGCCCGGCATGCTACGTCATAGCGACTTAGCTGGCAGACCTCATGCATCACCGATCCTCCCTCACGTCGGCGTCTTGTCGAGGATGTTGGCGACGTTGCCGCCCTGCACCTCAATCGCCAACCGTTTGAGTCTCATGTTCTCGAGTAGGACGGGCACATCGGCTGTGTCGTCATCCTCATAGCGCGGGTATCCGAGCAAGGCCCTCTGTTCATTCACTGACAGCATTGTTGCCTTTGCCGCCATATCCGTCATGTCCTGGCGGGCGCGGATCATGGCAGGGATATGTTCAACGTCGGCTTTGATTTCCGCTCCGCTGTTCATCAGGGCGTGGTTGAGGCCAGCCACATAGAGGCCAATATAACCCGGCAGAACGGTATCCGAGAGAAGGCCAACGCGGGCTTGCGCTAGATTTGAAAATGTATCGGTGCCCGGAAGTCCGACCAACTGCGTGGGGACTCCGAACGTCATCACGATATCTCGCGCAAGGCTGTCTTTGATTTCAACTGACAGGGCTGATGCCGGGTCTTCACTCAGCCGGGTGAGACTCCATTTTGCATTTGCCGTGACCAACACGCCGCCGCTTTCGGTGTGCCCGGTACGAAACTGGCTGATGCGGTCCTTGATCTCACGAACGGCGGCCTTCGCGATTTCAGCTTCGGTTGATAGTAGGCCGGTGATGTTGGACGAGTTGGAAACAATATCGGAGCACCTTTGCAGAATCCGCGTAAACACGTCAGCAGGCGCAGCCGCTATCGCGGCGGGTGATTTGTCGGTGGCATGGTTCAAGGCTGGGCGGCGGATATAGATGACGTCACTGTCGCCGGTCTCCGGGTCAACCGGATACACTGCCAGCCGCCCGGCTTCATTGACCTGAAAAGCCTCGATCATGCGGGAGCCAAGGGCGTAGATGGGGATCACGTCATTCGGTGGGATCGGCCATAACTCCAAAGTCACACCGCCAGCCCCGCGCACGCGCAACAAATAGCCCTTGTTTGTCACGGCAATTGACGCCGCGATGAAGTATTGCAGGGCCGCACCGGACCACTGAGGGTTCGGCTTAGCGAGGAGCCGCATCACGTCCAACTCATTCGCCGCGAGTTGAGCATTCTCACCCTTCTGGACAATCAGGGGCACTGATGACGCCATGGTGCCGATCATGTCCACGCAGCGCCACAGATAGATTGATCGCACGTATTCACGCGCGAGGTCGGCC